AGTAGACGCACAAACCCAAAGAAGAAAAGATCAAGGAGTAGCATTTAATCAAGCAGTAGAACAAGGACTAGCTGAAGAGAGTCTTGGAAGGAAGACCCTAGAAGCTAGAGCAGCTACTGAACCAGCTAGAAGAATAATATCATCTACTACATCGGACCATACTGCTGCTCCTCCTAGTAGTAAACCTAAATCATGGAAAGCTTATTATGCTACAATTAAACCTGCAGTAGACAGTTTCATGCTCCAAGCAGAAAGAATACTTAGAGATTGGTCTAAAGATCCAGTAGTAATGTGTTGTCTAATACGAAACCTTGCAGCTATAGGTGGATTAGACAAAATACAAAAGTTTACTAGGAATCCAAAGGTACAGGAAGCTAGGGGAATACTTCACCAGATGCGCAGTATGCTTGACTTAGTTATAGGATTTCTTCAGAAGGATATAGATACACAACTAAAGAGATCAGTTGATCTACTTGGTTCTATAATGTTAGCAGTAATAGGAGCAGTAATTACTACGCTTGATCTATTACAGCAATACCTTAGAGAAGAAATATTCCAATTAATGGGTAAGCAAAGAGATAGTGTATTCAGAAGATGTTGGCCTTTCGATGCATTGATCGACTTCATTATCAAAACTATTAGTCATCCTGTGACTGGGATCTTCGTAAAACTAGATCAATACATTCTGGATTGGCAGAATAAGGTTAAGGAAGATATAGGAATGAAGTATAACTGCAGTTCTCTCGATAAGGCTGATGAAGAATTGAAAGCACTAACAGCTAGACGGGAAGAAGTAGAAGCAGAGATAGAGGAAAACATTAATGTTGATGGACAAGCTCTTGCAACAACTAGTTTGAAAACTAAAGCCAAAAACATTAATAAAGCAATTAACGTAGTTAGATCTAGAATTTCTATTAATAAGGGAATACCTATTGTAGGTCAAGCTGGATGCTACTTAAGAAAAGTAGAAACACTACAAAATCTTAAATACTTCAGAAATACAATAGACAAAGTTATTGCTGGATTAGACAAAGGTATATTATGCGTAAACCTTACAGATGAACAACTAGCAAACAGTCCTAATCCTTTAAATGATGTAAGTAGTGTAAATCATCCTGCACAACGATCAGGAATATCAGTTGTATTCCCAACAGATGATGAAGTAGGGAACTTCCTAGTAGATGAGTTTGGATTAGATGGTGATGAGGTTGCTGAGATAGTAGCCAACATAGAACCAGACAATATAAATGATGAAGAGTCAATAGAGAAAGATCTGGATGGACAAATTAGAGCAGTCGAAACACTAGCTGACTGTACTCAGGTTATATCGGACGAACTAATTGTGGAGATAAATAGTACCATAAGTAGGCTGGAGGGTTAAATGGGAACGTTTGAAATTGAATATGATGAAGGACATCCTGAATTAATAGAGATGGTAGCAGATGCTCCAACTCATAAGGAAGTTCCGAAATTAATAAAAAAGAAGAGACCCGTTGTGAGAGCGAACTCCCCTGGTCTAGCTTATAATGGAACTAAGTACAGGAACTCTTTCAAAGGGCCAGACTACAATCTTAACGATGTAGCTAATGCAGTAGATAGAGAACCCCTATTCCGTAGATCTGTAGAGAAATTACGTACGCTAATTCTTAAGAATAAGTTTGAATTCGTTGGTCAAAATCCCAACGCAGTAGCATACATCAAACAAAGGTTCAAGCAAATATCAATGGTTAGTGGTATTCCTACTGATCAGTTAATTAAGGATATAGTAGAACAACTTGTCACATACTCTAACGCGTATCTAGTTAAGAATAGAAAGAAGGAAGCTTCTGGAGGAGCGTTCAGAAGAACATTCGATGATAAAGAACTAGAACCAGTAGCAGCATACTATCCTATTTGTGCAACTACAATAGAGATAGATAAAGATGAGCATGGTAAAGTAAGAATGTATAGACAGGTTGTACCGGGTTACCCTAGATCACAATGGCCAAAGTTCAAACCCGAAGACGTAATACACTTTCACAAGGATAGAAAGGTAGGACTAAGTACGGGGACTCCATACGTAATATCTGTACTTGATGACATACGTGCTTTGCGTGGAATGGAGGAGCACGTTGAGAGATTAGTTTATCAGCATGCTGTACCTCTATATCAATATATAGTTGGAGATGAGAACGACAGAGCTGAACCGGAAGAATTGGAAGAACTACAGTTCGCTGTAGATAACATGCCATTCAATGGAGCTCTAGTTACACCGGAAAGACATGAGATTAAAGTAGTAGGTGCTGAGGGAGAGGCATTGGATGCATCTACTTATTTAGAATACTTTATGAAACGTGTACGCGGTGGACTACATCTTTCATCTGTAGATTGGGGAGAAGGAGATTCCAGTTCTAGGGGAACATCTCTTACTATGTCACAGGATACTCGTGACACAGTTGAAGAATTCCAGGATGTACTTAAGACATTCTTTAATGAATTTCTACTTGAAGAACTATTAGCTGAAGGTGGATTCGCATATGACGAATACAATCCAAATAATAAAGTAACGTTATACATACCTGCAATTGATATAGATGAAAAGATCAAACATGAAAATCATAACATGCTCATGTATCAGGGTGGAGCAATTACTCATGAGGAATTAAGACTGGGAGTAGGTAGAGAACCATTTTCAGAATCACAGAATCAAGATACCTATTTTGCTAATGTTACAATTCCTACAATGAAAATTAAGCAGACTGTTTCTGCTCAGGGTAATGGAAGTGCACAGAATAAGGATACTCCAACTAATCAACATGGTACACAACTAACATCACCTAGAATTCCTCAGGATATGGATATAAGTGATCAACTGGAAAATGGATCATTCCGTAACGAACTGTTACAGTCATTAGGAATGGAGCATTCGTCTAATGTATTAAATCTTCATTGGGATACTATGGAGAAAGAATACATAAACATATTCAATTCGCCAGATGAACTTACTGATGATTTATGGATAGAAGGAATACAGGATAAGTTCGTAGATGATTCGATTGGTGCATTGAATCCAGTATTGGCCAGTGCATATATTAAGGGCGCACAAAGTGCAACTAATGAGGACATAACTATTACTTCAAATCAGGCAGGAGTAATGCAAACAGATGTAGAATCATTAATTAACACTACTAAAATAGGTCTCAGAAAGTTAGCTAGAACAGTATCTCGTAGAATAGAAAAAGAAAATATTAATGATTCGATCACTAATGATACGGTTTCTGCTGTAATGGATACATTTAAGCATAGAATTAATATGAATATATCCACAGCATTAATGAGAGATTATAACTTTGGAAGAGCTAGAATGTTCCAAACCCAAGGGTACCAAGAACTTATAATTCCTGCATGCCCTAACTGCGTTAAGCCTGCTAGAACATTCCCGCTTAAAGATGATATCACCGCAACGGACATTCCACCAGGAAGTACGCATCCAAACTGTAACTGTTTAGTAACAGTTCCAGGAGATGTGTAAAGTTTTTTGGGTCCCTAATTTAAAATTGGGGCTATGTCATCTTTATAAAGTAGTAATTTTCTATGGAGTTATATCTAAATGGCAAGACCAAAGGTCGTGATACTTGGCGACATAATGCTTGACAGATACTTTGAAATAGATCGTACGAAACAATCTCCGGAACACGATGGACTATGTTTAATTAATCCCATCTTAAAAGATGAAAACCCCGGAGGAGCAGGAAACGTAGCAACGTGTCTTGCGAAGATGGGAATACCGACGATGATTATCGGTGCTGTTGGTTCTACGAACTTACATAGAATGTTAGATTGGATTCCCAATTTAACTAATATTACATTTGTAGTTCCAAATCTAGAATGTAGAAAAGATAGATATCTACATGAAGGTGTAACACATACCAGAATTGATACGGATCCTATAGCTGAAGATTTTCGAATATGGGATCCGATGATACTAGAAATAATAAACAACTTGCCTAAGAGTTGTGAAGTATTAATAACTAGTGACTATAATAAAGGTACACTTAGTGAATCAATTCTACAAGCTCTTAAAGGGCGTTTTCAAACTTGGATAGCGGATCCTAAGAAAACCTTCTATGATGCGTACAAGTCTGAAGAAATAATTATTAAACCCAATTCTGCAGAAGCATTAGATATGACTTCAACTGATGATACATCAGATGCCATAGCTAAGTTAGCAGAGTGGACCCCAGGTCGTATTGTAGTAACTGACAGTAAGAATCCTATTCTATATACGGATAAGGATTCTACTAAAGAGATGGTAATACCACAATACGAACCAAACACGGTGGTTGGGGCTGGAGATGTCATGACTGCTGTTCTCGCAGCAGGTGCTATTAAAGGATGGGACTTGAATAAGAGTCTCGAAGCAGGTGTACTTGCTTGTAAGCATACACTAAGTTTAGATCCAGGAAGTACACTTGACAGGAAAGCTTGGAATCACATAGTCACAGAGGTGACAGACGATTGAAATTTGTAAATGTTAATCCCGTTAAAGTCCAGATAACGGACGCTCTCAAAGACAAGGACGCATCAGATATCCAGGCTTTGAACGTACGTTTGGCGGCTACGCATTTGGGATACGTTAATGAGAACAAGTTTCGCTACGTAGATGGAGACGCTACTGATAATAGTTTAAAGTCTTGGACCAAACCATTTCAGAAGCCAGTTGTTACATTTCACAACGACCAAGAAGATCCTCTAGGTAGGGTTTACGATGCTAGACGAGAAGAATTTCACCTTCAGGATGGAGAGGAAAAAGAAAATCGTCCGACTGGTGTGGTAGTTCTAGATGCACTCATTACAGATCCTGATGCTATTAAGAAAGTACTAGACGGTTCATATTTAACTGTTTCTACATCCTGCTCAAGCAAAAACATTGAATGCAGTATTTGCGGTTCTAATGTTGCATTGAAAGATGAGAAGTGCGATCATCAAAAGGGTAAGACCTATGATGGTAAAGATTGCGTTTGGGAAGTAGGAGAAAGAAAATATACTGAAGTATCATTCGTGAATACACCTGCAGATCAAAGTGACGAACACTTTGCTGGGGTTATTTCTATAGGGGATGACACGGAGGGTGAAGCCGAAGAAGTAGTAATAATGAAAGACTCGATGGAAACAATAGCTGAAGCGAAGGAAGCTACTGTTGAAGTTAAGATAGAAGATGAAACAGATGGAATAAAAGAAACAGTAGAAGACGACGATGTTACTCAATGGACTGCTCATGATTTCAAGCTTGCAACATCAATAGCTGAAAAGATGAAAGAGCAACTGGGAGACGCATTCTATAATGGGGAAGATGAAGCAGTATTTTGTGGACCTCATTCAGAGAAGAATTCTACATTCCCTCTACCGGACATGGAACACGTAGAGGCAGCCCTTGCAATCCTTGATGATTATAGAGGTAGAGGATCCAAGGCAAAGCTTACTTCTGAAGTCCTACAGAAGAAAGCATCATTCGAGCCTGCTGATAATGATCAGGACTTTACATTGACAGAGAAGATCGCTGACCTTGAAAAAGAAATTGGTGAACTGAAGGAACAACTGACCGATGAAAAAGTACTTGAACACCCAGCAGTATTAACAAAACTAGAAGACGTACAAAAGGAAATCGAAGCGAAGTCCGAAACTATTAGTAAGCTTCAAGCCAAACATGATTCAGTAAAAGCTGAACTAGATGATCAACAGGATGAAGCAGAAAATATAGTTGGAATGGTTGATGAGAACGTACGTTTGTTTAAACTCGTGAAACGTCTAAGGGCTACCCTTCTAGTTGATCTACAGATAAGAACAGGTAAAATACCTGATCTTGTCAAATCCGAAAACTTTCTGGATGCAAGGATGGACACTATCAATACGGCAATTAAAGATATGGACGGAGAGGACATTGTAAGTGCATATAATGCACTCGCAACCGAAACAAATTTCGGTACATATCAGAAACCAAATGAGCCAACTGAAACAACAGAAAATCCTGCTTTGGATAATGATCCAAGTCAGAAGATCAGTGACTCTACAACTATTGAGAGCGGACCGGATACATTGAAGAGAGTTTTTCTTAAGAAAAAGTCCCAATAATTTGGGCACTAGGAGAGTGAATTAAATTGTCAGAATTAGTATTTCTAAATGAAAGTACACGTAAGCAGCCAATTAGAAGTAATCCTTCTAAGTATAACACATCCCCATTCCGTAGAGAACTAGAACAGGGTGGAGACGGTGGTATGCGTCCAGTCGGTGCATTTTATCCATGGAAGTCTCTTCCTGTACAATGGCAGGATGTTGAAACTGGTGATTGGGTTGTAATTACTAAAGGTACTATTGTAAGTCTTATTACAAACCAAGTAACAACAACTGCAGAAACTGGTATTTCTGGTGGTATTCCTGATATAGAAGCTTCGGGTTCTATTCCTGTATTCGATGATGAAACAGTTTCAGGTGCAACATATACCGCTCTAAATATCGATTCAAGTTTCTGGGGTTATCATGACACTGCAGCAGGTCTTTTGATTCCTGCTAATGGTGGAGCTGGTGTAAGATACGAATACGCTGCAGACGATGTAACTGCTGGCGTAGTACATGCTAACGCAGACCTTACATTAGTAACTGCAAGTGAGTTCGTTGATACACCTAAGAATACACCTGTCGGCGTTGCATTCATGGACGTTATGCAGGATATTCGTGGTAAGAGCATCAACTATAACCTGTGGGCAAGTCAGTACGGAGTGCTTGCAGATGGTCTGATCGTTCTTCCTTACGCCGATTATGGAGATACATCGCCTCAGTCAATGGCAACATTTGCTGGACATAAGATCACCGAACTAACTGGTGGTAACTCGGTAATTGATACATCAACAACTGATGTTGGTTACAACGCAGTTTATAAGAAGCACGGTTTCTACTACTTTGACAGTGCAGCAGATCCTACAGTAGGCGCAAGAGCAGGATCACTTCTACAGTCCGATGCCTATGGTAAGTTCGTAGGTCAGGGTTCTGCAGAAACACAAGCAGTTAACGTAGCCAGAAATCAGCAAACTGTTGGTCGTTTGCTTTATACGGATGCAAGATATCCAAAAGATCAACTACAGGCAGTAGATACTTATCCTGGTTCTGGACTGCAAGGTACAGAAACAAATGGTATCCCTGCGTTTATTTATAACTTCGCAGTGGATGCTCTGACTGGAATGAGTCTAGGTACTTCTGCAAGACACGTCAAAGATATGGTAAAGAGCGGTGCTATTGGTGCAGCTTATATCCAGGTCGACGTAGCTTAACAAAATAAAGAAGGGGTACGGGGCAACTCGTACCCCTCATAAGGAGGCTGTTTAACCTTGAGAATTAGAGATTTAAAGTTGCCTGACGGATCTACAATGGATCCCGAGGACGTGCAACGTGTGGAACATCTACACTCAGCCTTTGTAAACAATGGTGTTGCCTACGATGAGGATAACGATAAGTTCATCACGATGAACCTGAAAGATGCACTTACAACAGGTGAAGTAAATCGTTTCATCCCAACTGTTGTAACAACTATTGTGCGCGAAGCTCTAGAACCAGCAGCGGTTGTAGTTAATACTATATTCCAAAGCATGGAACTGGAAAGAGGTAGACAAGTACAGATTGGTTCAATCGGCGCTATGACTGTAGCGGATATTCCCGAAGGAACCGAATACCCAGAGACCTTCCCTGACATGGGAGAAGGTACAATGATCGCAACCAACGTAGACAAGGTTGGTATTCAGATTCACTTCACAGATGAGATGATCGAAGACACTCAGTTTGATGTTATCGGCCTTTGGCTGAGAGCAGCAGGTCGCGCTTTTGCACGTCACAAAGAACTGAAGGGTTTAAAACTTCTTGATGAGATGGGTACCGTAGTATTTGATAACGATACCGGTAATACATCTATAGAAGGTTCATGCACAGGTAGAAACATTGCTGGTGCACAGAACGGTACCATGACGCTGAACGACGTATTTCAGCTTTATGCGTACCTTGTAACTCGTGGCTTCTCTCCTTCTCACTGGATTACACATCCTCTTGCATGGACAATGTTTCTCACCGATCCTGAAATAAGAGAAATCATCATGTCTGGAGATGTACTTGCTACTAACAGAATTCCACAGGGAGTAGCAGGTGGCGGATGGCCTACTGAGTTTCAGGGAGGAGGTCAACGCACAGCGGCAACTGGTGAGTACTCGGAAACTGGTACTGCTCCAACTAACATTCAGGGAAGAAATGGTGCTAACGCATTCCTTACCTCTCTGAATCCGCTGGGTAATACTCATAATATTCCACCAAGAGGGCTTCCCGCTCCTCTTACTATGATCGTAACTCCATGGATGGCTTACAATGCTACTGGCGGAAACCTCGCTGCAGCAGCAGGCTTCCCATCTACATCTATCGCAATGGTAGATGCAAATGCTACTGGTGTTCTGATCAATAGAGAATCCTTGAATATCGAAGAGTTCGACAAGCCACTCGTAGATATGCACGGATTAAAGTTAAGAGAAAGATATGGATTTATGTCCATCGAACAAGGTAAGGGTGTAGCTCTTGCTAAAAGCGTAATCCTTGATAGAAATTACGTATTCGATAACACTAACTCCGTAACGCTGTCAGCACTTGCTGACACAGACTTTATCTAACAACTAATGATGGGGGGCTAGTTTATCACTAGCCCCCATCATATGAGGAAAATATGGCTACACGAGCAAAGAAAGAAGAAGAAG